ATCCCGACGGGATGGATCTTGCAGACTTTGGCGTCGTGTTCAAGACTATCGCCGGCGGATATCATGAGAAGATAGCACAGGTATTCCAGCAGAATCTGGCCGACATAGGCGTAAAAGTGGAGATAATCTCGACCGAAACGCCCGATGAAGATGCTGCTGCAGGCGATTTTGCAATAATGAACGAAGGTCTGTCCTATCGCGCCGATTTCTCTCACAACCAGTCGCAGTACACAACGAAGGCCATAGGCAGCGCTAACTTCTCGCAGATGAGCGATCCTTATGTGGACGAAATGTTTGAAAAGGGAGACCTCGAAACAGACCCTGAGGTAAGGAAGCAGATATATCGTGAGCTGATTGCTTACATTATCGATTACTGCCCGAGCATACCCATCATGCACAGACAGTCCATCTATATGTGGGACAAGAACCTCAATGCAAGCGTTTATGACAATGCCGCTCGCCCGTACCGCATTTATGAGTGGAGTTGGAATCACTAAGGCGACTGGTATCATCTAAACTGACTTACTGTGGCGGCCCATGGTTATTGCCTTGGGCCGCCATGCTTGCGCTAGCGGGCCTCTTGCGTGGCGCGCTTAGCGACGCCACTGACTATGGGGTTGCCTCGCATCATTACGCTTCTTCAAGGCCTTTATTACAGGGCCAGGCAGGCTGAACTGGCGCAGGAGATCGCGGATATTGAAAAATCTCTTTCGGTAAATGCCGCGAAAGAAAAGATGGACGAGCATGCAAAACTGTCTATGGAATTTTTGCGCGCCGTGCTCAATGAACGATATGGCTCGGGTAGAATCCGCAAAACTTTCACGGAAGATGACTTGTGGCAGCGGCCCAGCGAAGTATTGAAGGAATATCCTGTGGTTTTAAGTACGACGTTTTCTTCCTGCAGTTCGCTAAAGGGTGTCACCTATGATTATCTTGTCATGGATGAGGCATCACAAGTGGATATTGCCACAGGCGCTTTAGCGCTGTCATGCGCAAAAAACGCTGTTATCGTCGGCAATCTAAAACAGCTGCCGAATGTAATAAAAGACGAAATGAAGCGACGCAGCAGCGCGGTTTTCGAATCATATAAACTGCCGCAAGGATACTCGTTCACGGAAAACAGCTTTCTTAAATCCATTTGCAGTATCATCCCCGACGTGCCGCAGACGCTGCTACGGGAGCATTACCGCTGTCACCCGAAGATCATCGGGTTTTGTAATCAGAAATTTTATCACAATGAACTCATCGTTATGACAGTCTTACAAAACCATCACGCCGAAGGGCATCATGGTCCATTCCACCGGTGCTAACAATCCCAACCTGAAACGCTATGTCGGACCCGACGACGGCCTGCTCGGTAAGAACCAGTATAACAATCACTGGAATCAGGACAAGCCGGACGGACGGCAGGTCTGCGTCCACGGCTTCATCGGCAAGCTGGCTGACGGAAGCATCGCCACTTATCAGACGCTTCCTTGGAATCATCGTGGCTGGCACGCCGGTGGTTCTGCAAATGATACACATATCGGCTTTGAAATCTGCGAGGACGGTCTGACCGATGCCTCGTATTTTTCTGCTGTTTATAAGGAGGCCGTGGAGCTTTGCGTCTATCTCTGCAAACAGTACGGACTGACGGATAAGGATATCATCTGCCACTCGGAGGGATATAAGCTGGGCATCGCCAGCAATCACGGCGACGTGATGCACTGGTTTCCGAAGCACGGAAAGAACATGGATACCTTTCGTGCTGATGTAAGCTGTCATCTCCGTGCTACAACAATGGCTGAATAACGGGTATATTACTACGGCTGATTACGCCAAAATAGAAGAAAAAATCGCGGATAAATACAACGTATCCTTGTGCAGTATATGGCGCGAATTGCCTTGACTATACAGGCTTTCTGAGCGAATATATAGCCCCTGAAAGGAGGTGGAGTACCTATGGCAAGCAGCCAAATTACAAGGATTGAGTTTATGCCGCGAGTCAACTTCGGCACAAAGCGTGTTGCAGCTTACGCCCGTGTTTCATCAGGCAAAGATGCCATGCTACAGTCGCTGGCAGCACAGGTCAGCTATTACAGCGACCTGATTCAAAAGCAGCGCGGATGGGAATACATCGGCGTATATGCTGACGAGGCGAAAACCGGCACGAAGGACAGCCGAGATAACTTTCAAGCATTGCTAACCGATTGCCGTGCCGGGAAAATCGACATGGTTATTACAAAATCAATATCACGCTTTGCCCGGAATACGGTCACACTGTTGGAAACGGTGCGGGAATTAAAAAGCCTCGGCATCGATGTTTTCTTTGAGGAACAGGGCATCCACAGCTTGAGTGCGGATGGTGAACTGATGTTGACGATTCTTGCGTCCTACGCACAGGAGGAGAGCCTTTCGGTCTCCGAGAATCAGAAGTGGCGTGTGCGAAAGAATTTTGAAGAAGGAAAGCCGTGGGATTGCACAATGCTCGGCTATCGGGCGAACAACGGTGTTCTGGAAATCGTGCCGGATGAAGCCGAAATAGTGCGGCTCATTTTCAAAATGTATCTCGACGGGCTTGGTAAACAAGCCATCGCAAACAGACTCAATGAAATGGGCATAGCAACACGAATGAAAAAAACATGGTGTCAATCCACCATCAGCAAAATGCTTTGTAACGAGAAATATGTCGGGGATTTGCTCCTGCAGAAAACTTTCCGAACTGACCACCTGTCAAAGCAGACAGTCGTCAATAACGGTGAGCTTCCGCAGTTTTTCGTACAGGAGGCGCACGAGCCGATTATCGACCGAGCCACCTTTGCGTCGGTGCAATCGGAGCTTGAACGCAGAGCCGCCGCCGTAAAGATAAAGCACGGCGCAGAAACAGTGTTCACGGGTAAGGTACGGTGCAGTATTTGCGGTAAAAATTATCGCCGAAAGACGACACCGACCGGTTTTGTATGGATATGCGCCACATTCAACACCAAGGGCAAAAAGCACTGCGCTTCAAAACAGATACCCGAAGAAACCTTAAAATCCGCGTGTGCCGATGTTCTTGGCACGGAAGGTTTTGATGACGCTATCTTTGCAGAGCGTGTGGCTTTTATAACCGCACAGCCGGAGAACAAGCTGACATTTCATTTCACCGATGGGCAAACTGCAACGACACAATGGAAAGACCGCTCACGGCGGGAAAGCTGGACGGACGATAAGCGACAAAAGGCACGAGAACAAGCGACAAGGAGGAACGGCTGATGGCAAGAACAATCACAATGATACCAGCTACGGTCACATCACGCTTTTCCAATCTTGCCGTGTCTGTACCGAAGCTACGCAGGGTCGCCGGATATGCCCGCGTCTCGACAGAAAAGGAAGAGCAGCAATCCAGCTACGAGGCGCAGGTCGATTACTACACGAAGTACATCAAGGAACGCCCGGATTGGAGCTTTGTCGCTGTGTATACGGACGAGGGCATCTCAGCAACTAACACGAAAAAGCGCGATGGCTTCAATCAGATGATAAAGGATGCGCTGGACGGGAAAATCGACCTCATTATCACAAAGTCGGTCAGCAGGTTTGCCCGAAATACGGTCGACAGCCTTACTGCGGTGCGAAAGCTCAAGGCTGCCAACATTGAAATCTATTTTGAAAAGGAAAACATCTGGACATTTGACGCAAAAGGCGAGCTGCTCATCACGATAATGTCCTCACTGGCACAGGAAGAAAGCCGCTCCATTTCAGAGAATGTCACATGGGGCTGGCGCAAGCGCATCGCCGACGGCAAGGTGTCCATGTCATATGGGCAGTTTCTCGGTTACGAGAAAGGCGCGGACGGTACGCCGCAGGTTGTGCCGGAGGAAGCAGAAATCGTGCGCCTCATTTACACGATGTTCTTGCAGGGCAAAACACCCACTGCGATTGCCAAGCACCTCACGGCGCAGGGCATTCCGACGCCCGGAGGCAAGGAAAATTGGCAATGCAATGTGGTCGAGAGCATTCTCACGAATGAGAAATACAAGGGCGACGCGCTCCTTCAAAAGACATTCACAACGGATTTCCTGACAAAAAAGATGAAGCTCAACGAAGGCGAGGTTCCACAGTTTTATGTCACGGATAGCCACGACGGTATCATCGACGCAGAAATGTTCGATATAGTACAGGCGGAGTTCGCACGGCGCAGGATGCTGGGACGGAGTTATAACTGTAAGAGCTGCTTTTCGGCAAAGCTGGTCTGTGGCGATTGCGGCAGCTTCTTCGGCTCAAAAGTCTGGCACTCCACGGACAAGTATCGCCGTGTTATATGGCAATGCAATCACAAGTTCAAAACCGGCGAGAAATGCAGTACACCGCATTTGACTGAGGATGAAATAAAAGAACGGTTTGTAGCCGCGTGGAACGGGATGCA